ACCGAGGGCCGCGGGTTTTTTGGTGTCCCGACCCCACTCCTGACATCATTGTCCCTTTTTGAATAATCTGAGCCGTTGCAAGGTAACACGTGTTACCATCTTAAGTCAGGAGCTTTTTAATGTTCTGACTATATATTGGTGTTATTTATTTTTCATCTCATTTGTAACTAAAAATGAGAGTTCCAATCCGGAGGAATTCAGGTTTTAATTCTGACCGTCGTCCTTCAAATGGTTCAATCCACCGGTGGAATTACCCATATTCCGGCTATTTTGGCAGGAGGATTGGCAACCGCGTATATGGCATGCCATTTGGAAGCCGTCAAGTTCAAAGACGTGAATTTCAGCAGACTCATCGTCCTATCAAGTTTTCTGACCATGTTTCTTCTCGGAGGAAGTTTATGAAGACTATAGAGGAAATTCACGATGGCACTGACTACTTGCTTTGCAATAACATGTCCAAGGTGTCATACATTAGTTACCCTCCTCTATCCGGTACTGAACATGGTAGTAGAGCTGAATCCTATCTCAAAGTCCTGGGTTTTAATGTATCTGGGTCTGTTGTGCTGAAGCAGCTGCACATGCGTGAAGCAGATATGTCTCAAGGAATTCATGGTATATTTACCACAGTAATTGTTCGTGATAAGAGACCATGTCAGTTCTCTGCTGTGGATCCTATCATCCCATTTGTTGAGTTATTTGGACCAGAAAAGAGAGCATGCTCCACATTACATGTTAGAGATTCTTATAAGAATCGATTTAGTGTTGTCTATCAAAAGAAACATGTTGTAAATAGTGCTCTGACAACACATGTATTTAGGTATAATTTTAATGTTAAGTTTTCTAGGTTTCCTTTCTGGGTGTCTTTCAAAGACACATCCAATGCAGAGCCTACTGGACTATATTCTAATGTTTCTAAGAACGCATTGGTGGTGTACTACGTGTGGCTGTGTGATTCAAATGTAACAGCCGAAGTGCACGTACAGTATGATTTGAACTATATTGGATAAATAAAATCATATTTTTTTTACATTTGAGGAGACATTACTCCCTTCCATACATAATTCAACTGTTTTTTTAATAATATTAATTACATCATCATTCACTTTGTTGCTACATGCAACAACTTCCGATGCCGAAGGGCCAGGATCTAGAGTTGCATCTTGCAGCTGATGCAAATGTCTGTATGGGTATTCCTCTATCTCGTTGTTCCCCACTGCGCTGGCTGAAGCCCAGGTATGCCCTTGTGGAATGGCATTTGTAGTGTATCTGGAAGACTGTGACCTCATTTGTGATAGGGCTTGTACTGGTTTCCTTGATACCTTGGACTGAGGCACATGCCAGAAATCTATGTGGTTCATGTTATATGCCTTTGACAGTATTACAATTTTTGGGGACTTAAATGTTATTTCAGATGACTGTTTTGCAGAGGACATTTTTAACTTCCCTTGCATCCTACAAAAGTGAACACCATTGACCACGTTAGTGTCGTCCACCCTGTACAGCACCCTCCATGGATTTGGATCTTTGGGGGAGAAGTATGAGGATGAGTAGTAGTGGATATTGCAGTTACACCCTATGGGTATTGTGAACTCAGCCTGCTTTGAGTCTCCTTCATGTAACCTTGTGTCGTGCATTTCTATGACCACATGCCCAGTTGCATTGACAGGTACTTGGTTCCTGTATTGGAGGATGACATGGTCAATCCTGAGACACTTTCCCAGGAGCATTGATAATTTTTGATCGACGGTTGAGGGAAACAACAGAGTGACTTCTGTTTTTTCATTGGACAGCTGAAATTCAGTCCTATCCGACGTCGTATAGGCAATACTGTTATTGTTGGACTCCATTATTGCTGATGCCAATATAATAATGATAATTCAGCTTTTTATAGACTTTTCAGAGACTGTCAGGATAGTGGAATGTGACTATTTCAGTCTATGCCTTTAAATTCCACTATCTTAAAGATCCAATGAGATACGTCCACGTATGTACTCAAACTGACAAGAGATAAGGTTATATACTTGGTTGTGGTTCAGCCACGTCGCATATTTAATAGTGGAATACAGCTGTATTCCACCATCACTTCCTTCCATTGGAAGTTTTGAAAGATATTATCTTGGCGTATTTTATAACAATAATAACTTAATTAATAATTTAATTAAGAATTAAATTAAGGAATTAGCTCCAAAGGACTATGTACTGCAGTACCACAACCTAAATGCTAATTTGGACAGGATATTTGCCCCAATCCAAGAATTATTTGTTAATCCTTACGAGTTGTCGTGAAATCGACAATTTAGAGTAATTTTTAACTGATCCAACAAACTAATTATGAGAAAACACACACGTTTGAACATCCTAATCTTGAGAAAATCCCGGCCGCGCAGCGGCTATGTTCCGAGAATTAATTAGAAATTTAGAAGTGTTAACCCCATTTATCATATATATTTAGAAAATAATTTAATGTAAATTATTTTTTGTTAAAGGTTATTCAGGTGTTATATGTATCACATTTAAATTGAAAAATATTAATGCAATATAATTATTGCATATTTAAAGGAAATATTAGAAATAAATTTTTAGAGAGAGAAAGTCTAGAGAGAAGGCAGACTGGTGTCTCTCCATTTATCACATATATTGGTGTATAAGAGTCCTATATATAGTAGAGACACTAAATGGCAATTTTGGTAATTTTGAGAGACACCAATCACTTTAATTTGAATTTGTACACGCGGCCCTCGTATATAATATT